GCCATGAGCTGGTCTCTGACCACCACTCCCGTGGACGTCACCGGCTACAAGGCCACCGCCCACATGACCATCGACTCCACCAAGACCGACAAGGCCAAGCTGGCCGCTTTCGAGGACATCATCTATGGCAAGGATGCCGATGGCGATAACGCCGCCATCGAGTCCCGGCTGCCGATGCCCGAGGAGGTCATCGCGTTCTTCAAGGAAGTCCCTCCCGCCGGCTGATTTCCCGCGCAACATCCGTACCCTGCGAAGCGGGGCTCTCTTCACCGAGGGCTCCGCTTTCTTTAATTTTTGAAAGGAGAATCTCCCAATGCTGAAAAAGACCTTTAAGTTTGTCGACTACAACGGCAATCCTCGCACCGAGGATCACTACTTCAATCTGACCCAGGCCGAGGTGACCGAGCTGGAGCTCTCTGTGGACGGCGGCCTCACCGCGATGATTAACCGTGTCGTCCAGGCGCAGAACGGCCGGCAGATCATCGACACGATGAAGGACATCATCCTCAAGTCCTACGGCGTGAAGTCCCCCGATGGCCGCCGGTTCATCAAGAACCAGGAGGTCCGCGACGCCTTTGTTCAGACGGAGGCGTACAGCCAGTTGTTTATGGAGCTGGCCACCAACGCCCAGGCCGCCAGCGATTTCGTCGCCGGCATCATCCCGGCCAAAGAGGATGTGGCATCTGACGCTGAGACGCCTGCCCTCCCCGGCGGTTCTGACGCGCCGTCTCCGGCCTGATCCTTATAAGGGAGACCGGAAATGCTGGAAATCACGATTCCTGAAACCGAGCTGTTTGACGGCGTCGAAAATTTCATCCATGTAAAAGAGCAGACGCTTCGATTGGAGCATTCGCTGGTCTCACTTTCAAAATGGGAGTCGAAATGGCACAAGCCGTTTTTGTCAAAGAAGAGAAGAACGATGGAGGAGTCCATTGACTACGTCCGGTGCATGACCTTGACACAGAATGTGGACTCCTCTGTTTATAAGGCAATCACCCCGGCTATTTTGCGGGAGGTAGAAGCCTATATCGACGCTTCCATGACGGCTACCACCTTTCACAACATGAAGAAGAGTACGGCCAGCGAACCGAGAGTAACTGCTGAAATCATCTACTACTGGATGATTTGTCACGGCATTCCTTTTGAGTGCCAGAAGTGGCATTTGAACCGGCTGCTCACGCTTATCAACGTCTGCAACGCAAAGAGCCAGAAGCCGCAGAAGATTCCCAAGGCGGAGCAGATCGCCTACAACAAGAGACTCAATGCGGCGAACAAGAGAAGATGGAACACGAGAGGGTGATGCTATGTCCGAGAAGACGATTTGGGAGTATCTGAAAGCACAGGGGCTTACCGATGCCGGCGTTGCTGGTTTGATGGGTAATCTCTACGCCGAGAGTGGGCTTCGCCCGAACAATCTTAAGAACAGCTACGAGGGTAAGTTGGGGATGGCCGACGCCGAGTATACCGAGATGGTCGACCGAGGCACCTATGCCAATTTCGGAAATGACCGGGCGGGCTATGGTCTCGCTCAATGGACATATCCCAGCCGAAAGGCCGCTCTGCTGGCCTACGCCAAGGCCGCCGGGAAGAGTATCGGTGACCTGGAGATGCAGCTCGGTTTTCTGATGCAGGAACTCTCCACCGGCTACAAGACTGTGTTGAATGTTCTGAGAACGACTGTCAGTGTCCGAGAGGCATCCGACATCGTTCTCCTCCAGTTCGAGCGTCCCGCGGACCAGAGCGAGGCAAGGCAGAAGCAGCGGGCTGAATATGGCCAGAAGTATTTCGACAAGTATGCAAAGAAAGGAGACGGCATTATGGGATTCACCAATAGTTCCCTGGCTACGGTCAGGATGATTTCCCCGAACCGGACGCCAAATCGAAACCACGTTATCGACACCATCACCATCCACTGCTTTGTTGGGCAGGTGACTGCGAAGCGCGGGTGCGAGGTGTTCCAGCCCAGCAGCAGGAAAGCCTCCTGCAACTATGTTGTTGGGTATGACGGCTCTATTGGTCTGTGCGTCGAGGAGAAGGATCGTTCCTGGTGCTCAGGTGGCACCGACAAAAAGGGTAACCCCATCCGGGTAAACGGCATCTCCGGTTCGTCCAACGACTATCAGGCCGTGACCATCGAGGTGGCCAGCGACACCAAGCACCCCTATACCATCACTGATAAGGCTATGGCGGCCTTGATTGAGCTGTGCACCGACATCTGCCGGCGAAACGGCATCAAACAGCTTCTGTGGAAAGGCGATAAGACGCTGGTCGGCAGGGTGGCTCAGCAGAATCTTACGGTTCACCGCTGGTTCGCTAATAAAGCCTGCCCCGGCGACTACATCTACGAGCGTCTGGGTGACATCGCCGCCAAGGTGAATGCTAAATTGGGCGTCAGCTTCGCTCCTACAACCCCGGCTATCCCCGAGAGCAAGGTTCCGTATAAGGTTCGTATCACCGCTACGGATCTGCGCATTCGGAAAGGGCCGGGCACCAACACGGCTATCGTCCAGAAGGCCATTGCTCCTGGTGTCTACACCATCGTGTCTGAGGCTACGGGTGAGGGCGCTACGAAGTGGGGCAAGTTGAAATCCGGCGTGGGCTGGGTTTCTTTGGACTACTGCAAAAAGCTGTAACAGGAGGGCATATGATTACGTTCAGACAAAAGGGCGACTTCTCCAAGCTGACCAGATTCTTGGAGAGAGCCAAAGAAGCGGTCCATCTCGGCGATCTCGATAAGTACGGCCGAGCTGGAGTGGCCGCCCTTGCGTCTGCGACGCCTGTTGACTCCGGCGAGACAGCCAGTTCGTGGTACTACGAGATCACCAACAAGAACGGTTCGGCCGTCATCTCATTTCGCAATTCCAATGTTCAAAATGGAGTCCCAATCGCCATCATTCTCCAGTACGGACATGGCACAGGGACTGGGGGCTGGGTACAGGGAAGAGATTACATCAACCCTGCTATCCAGCCTATTTTTGACCAAATCGCAAATAACGCATGGAAGGAGGTCACGAAGCTATGAGCACAACAATCGACGAGAGAGTCGTAGAGATGCGATTTGACAATCGCCAGTTTGAGCAAAATGTTCAGACCAGCTTGTCAACACTCGACAAACTCAAACAGGGTTTGGATCTGGACGGTGCTGCTAAGGGCCTGGAGGGTCTTGGCCCCGCCGCTAAGAAGTGTGACCTGTCGACTCTTAGCAATTCCGTCGAGACCGTTCGAGCGAAATTCTCGGCGCTTGAAGTCATGGCTATGACTGCTCTTTCCAACATCACCAACTCCGCGGTAAACGCGGGAAAACGGATGCTTTCTTCGTTCACAGTTGAACCGATTTCCACCGGCTTTAACGAGTATGAGCTGAAGATGGGCTCCATCCAGACCATTATGGCCAGCACTGGCGAGAGCCTGGATAAGGTCAACCAGAAGCTGGATGAGCTCAATACTTATTCCGATAGAACGATTTATTCGTTTGCGGATATGACCTCCAACATCGGTAAATTCACAAACGCCGGCGTAAAGCTGGACGACGCCGTGGCCGCCATCCAGGGCGTCAGCAATGTAGCTGCTGTTTCCGGCGCTAACGCCAACGAGGCTTCCCGGGCCATGTATAACTTTGCCCAGGCGCTGTCGGCGGGCTATGTTAAGCTGATTGACTGGAAATCCATTGAAAATGCAAACATGGCTACCGTGGAATTTAAGACTCAGCTCCTTGAAGCCGCTGTTGCAGCGGGTACGGTGGAAAAGACTGCAGACGGAATGTATCGCGTTCTTACCGAAAATAATCAGGGTTCTACAATGGACGATGCAATCGATGCTACAAAGAACTTCAATGATAGTCTACAGTATCAATGGATGACAACAGAAGTTCTTGTTAATACCCTGAGGGATTATGCAGATGAGACAACGGATATCGGTAAACGGGCATTTGCCGCAGCTCAGGATGTCAAGACGTTTACCCAATTGATGGATACGCTGAAAGAAGCTGTTGGGTCTGGATGGGCCATGACTTGGGAAATTCTGTTCGGTGATTTCGAAGAAGCGAAAACACTTTGGACGAGTTTAAGCACATCCATTGGTGGATTCATCGATGCTCAATCAGATGCCCGAAATTCCATGCTGAAGGGCTGGAAAGACATGGGTGGTCGAACGGCTTTGATCGAGGCCGCGAAAAATGCTTTTGAAGGCTTGGCGAGCGTTATCAAACCGGTAACCGAGGGATTCAGAGAGATATTTCCCCCGATGACGGCAGAAAAACTCTTCAATATTACAAATGCTTTGAAAGAGTTTACCTCTCATCTCAAGCTCAGCGATTCCGCTTCTGCGAATCTGAAAAGCACTTTTAAAGGTATATTTGCAATTCTGGATATTGGGAAGCAGGCATTCTCGGCATTGTTTAAAGCTATATCTCCTTTATTTGGGGGATTGGATAACCTTGGAGGCGGAATATTAAAAGTCACTGGTGGTTTTGGCGATTGGCTCGTCAATCTTGATGAAGTAATCAAGAAAAATGACCTCTTTAATAAAGCAGTTCAGGGTGTTATCGAGTTTGTAAAAAGGGCTGGTGAAGAATTCAAGAGTTTTGCCAAGTCTATTCAGGAGAAATTCAATCTTCCGAGTCTTGATGAGATTAAACAATCGCTCAGAGATTTTCTGATATTGATTAAGGAAAAAATCCAGCTTCCGGGTCTGGAACTGATTCATACAACTTTGGAGAGAATTCACGAAAGAATGTCTCAGGTTGGTGAGAGCGCCGGAAATATGAAAAGCGGTGTTTTAAATGCTGTTAATGCTCTCGGTGACGCGCTTTCAAAGTGTAAATTCATAGAGGTTCTCCAAACTATCTGGAAACTGGTTACAAGTTTTGCTAAGGGTATTGTTAATACTCTCGGCGATATGATCAGTTCCCTTGTTGACAAACTTGGCAATGCGGATTTCAACGGCTTTATTGACATGTTAAATGGGTTGATTGCTGGCGGAATTGGCGTTGGGATCATGGGGTTTGTCAAAGATCTTAAAGATGGTTTCGATGGCGTTGGGGATATTCTTGAAAATGTTACCGGTATTCTGGATAGTGTTCGGGGATGTTTTGAAGCCTATCAGCAGCAATTGAAAGCCGGAACATTACTCAAGATTGCCAGTGCAATCGCGATTTTGGCTGGTTCTATTGTTGTGATATCTTTGATCGATAGCGAAAAATTATCAGCATCCCTTGGTGCCATTACCGTTCTCTTTGGAGAACTGATCGCTTCCATGGCAGCCTTCAATAAACTCGGTGGTTTTAGTGGAAAAGGTTCCACGAATCTGATTGTGTTTGCGGCTGCTGTTCTGGTTCTTTCCAACGCAGTTAAGAAAATGGCTGATTTGAGTTGGGGAGAATTAGCAGAGGGACTTGTCGGCGTTGGCGTATTGCTTGCTGAATTGGATGCATTTATGGCGACGGCAAAATTCAGCAAAGGGAGTATGACAAC